GTGGTTGCAGAATTTCTAAATTGAATATATCCGTTACCGCTTGCATCGTCTGTTGAAACAAGACCAAGCTGGTTAGAAGTAGCGCCAGTAGAAGCAAAACGAACTTTATCAGTGCCTGCAAATGTAGTCCCCACCAAGAAGTTACCCGAGCCATCAAAAATACCCCGTGGATTCCCATCCCCATCAGACAGCACGATGTAGTTGTTTGCTGTGCGGATGTCTAGGCCGCCTTGGTTGCCGTTGTATGCGCCAAGGATTGAGTTCTTTGTGCCAGAAGTTATTAGGTTTCCAGAGCCATAACCAATAAAAGTATTTAAACTAACTCCACCAGCGCCAACTGTGTTGTATCCAGCAATATAACCAACGTATGTTCCATAAGCACCAGTTGCATTGCTATACCCCGCTTGATAACCTATAGCAGTGTTGCTGGATGCTGTGGTGTTTGACTGAAGCGCATCTGCGCCAATGGCAGTGTTGTAAGAACCCGTTGTATTGCTTCTTAACGCGCCACCAGATACGTTTCCACCAAACGCCACATTTCCAGTACCAGTGGTATTGGAGAGCATGGAGTAGTAGCCATACGCAGTGTTGTTGGCGGCGGTGTTGTTGTACAGCGACCAGAAACCAGCCGCCACGTTGCCGCCGTTGGTTGTGTTGCTTATCAAGGCTTGATGACCAATGGCTACGTTATTGTTACCAGTGGTGTTGCTAGAAAGGGCTTGCGTACCAATCGCTACGTTTTGCGCTCCTGTGGTGTTGTAATAAGCTGCCTGATAACCTACAGCAGTGTTGTTTGATGCTGTGGTGTTTGAGGCAAGAGCAGATATACCAATTGCGGTGTTGTATGAACCTGTTGTATTGGTTTGTAGTGCGGCGGCGGTTATGCCATTGTTGCCACCAACGGCTACGTTTGATAATCCAGTCGTGTTTCCGTTTAGCGCATACGCCCCAACAGCCACCATGCCAATACCCGCAGTGTTTGCGTAAAGCGATTGATAACCAACAGCAGTGTTATTAGAGGCTGTGGTGTTGGAGTAGAGGGCGTAATTGCCAAGCGCAGTATTTGCGCCGCCAGTAGTGTTTGCGGTTAACGCAACGTGACCAACAGCCGTGTTATTTGCGCCAGTTGTATTTGCATAAAGTGATTGAATACCTACCGCAACATGGTCAGCTCCGGTGGTGTTGCTATACAGTGCTTTTTGACCAAGGGCGGTTACCGACCCAGTTGTATTACTGTATCCAGCCTGATAACCTACAGCAGTGTTGTTTGAGGCTGTGGTGTTGGAGTAGAGAGCCTGTGAGCCATGCGCTGTGTTGTAAGCACCAGAACTATTTGATGCCAAAGCGTAATAACCACTAGCAGCATTGTTTGAGCCAGTGTTCTGGTTTAACGCACCAAAACCAAGTGCAATGTTGTATGAGCTTGTAGTTCCAACTTGTCCCGCATAAACGCCCATGTACACGTTTTGAGTGCCGGTAGTATTGCTGTATCCGGCCTGATAACCTACAGCAGTGTTGTTTGATGCTGTGGTGTTGCCAAACAAAGCCGTGTCTCCAACGGCAGTGTTGCTTGAGCCTGTTGTATTCGTAAATAAAGTCCCATGACCAAAGGCGCTGTTTGTACCACCTGCAGTGTTACCGTATAAAGAAAGTTGACCAAAAGCAGCGTTGTTTGTACCGCTTGTATTTGCCGCCAAGGCTCTATCACCGAAAGCAGAAGTGCCGCTACCTGATGAGTTTGCAGCCAAAGCACTAGCACCCACCGCAGTGTTGGTAGCCACAGCACCTGCACCACGGCCTACGGTGATGCCGTTCACGCCCAATTGAGCGCCATCAAACGTCAGCGCAGAACCAGTAGCCAATGCACTTGTAGACGATGCGTAGACAACACCGTTAGCGGTGAATGAGGTTAAGCCTGTGCCACCGTACGCTGTACCCAGCGCGTTCGTCAAGTTCAGCGTGTTGGCTGTTAATGTTGTGCCGTTAAATGTCAGGTTAGCTGAATCAGTTTCCAATCCACCAGTGGTTGAGTACACCACACGGCCTGAAGTTAAACCGGTATTTGTGACCGACGTAGCACTGACACCGGCCAAAGTCGTAGTACCAGAAACACCCAGCGTGCCCGTAATAGTTACGTTGCGGAAGCTCACATCACCACCAAGCTCGCCAACCTTTACAAAGTCAGAGCCGTTCCAGGCAATCTGTGCAGACTCACCGGCAATCAAAGTCACGCCAGTAGTGGGGCCTGCGCCTACAATTTTGATGGACTGCGTGCTACCGGTTTTATTGATAACCGTGTAAATCTTAGACTGAGCAGGAACCGTAATCGTGCGTGTTGCCGTGCCACTTGCCGTCCAAAGAAGAATGGCTTCGCGTGCCGTATTTGATGCGCCTTGCGTTGTGGTCAGCGTGACGTCTGCATCAACGCTTAAAGTGGTTGTGCCTGCAATGGCGGAGTCCAGCAGCGAAGTGATGGAGTTATTTACAACGTCGCCCCACGTCCCGCTCAGTTCCCCCGTGACCGGCAACGCCAAGCCCAAGAGTGATGTGTATGCTGTAGTCATGTTTAAAACCTCAAGTTACGACTTCTTCCCATTCGGGGGTCTGTACTGTTTCAACACCGTTCCAAGCAGGCGTCTGCGAATTACCCACATTTTGCCAGCTTGGAGACTGCGTGTCACCTATTAACGCCCAGTTTGGTGTCTGGGTATCAGAAATGTTTTGCCAATTGGGATTCTGATCGTCTGGTATTGGCTTCCAATATACCGCAATCATATCGCCCACTGCGCCGCGAGCGGCTACGCCAGTCAACGCAAAGATGCGTTCGGCAATCGTCATTGTGCTCACACGGCCAGTCAAACCTACACCGGTCAGTGCTACGCTGCGATCTGCTGTAACTGAACCCACCGCACCCGACGCTTGGACGGGCAAAAGCGGGACAATCAGACTGCCTGCGGCGCCTAGAGCATTAACGCCAGTCAAGCCAACTGTAGAGGAAGGCGTTGCTGTACCGACAGCGCCCGAAGCATTAACCCCCGTGAGAGCCGCTGTCTTGCCCGCAGTAACTGAGCCTGCCGATCCAGAGCCCGCAACACCAGACAGCGCAATCGTAGCCGCGCCCGTAACTGAGCCCACAGTGCCCGATGCGACAACTCCAGATAGAGCGATGGTTTGACTTGGGGTAACTGACCCGACAGAGCCAGATGCGGCAACACCTGTGAGAGCAACGGATGAGGTTATGCCAACCGTGCCAACGTTACCCGTTGCGTAATCCCCAGTAGTGGGGATGCTTTTTACTGGAGTGACTGTGCCAAGATTGCCGGAAGCTAAAACACCCGAAAGGGCCAGCGTATTACTGGCCGTAACAGAGCCAACATTACCAGACGCCGCAACGCCCGAGAGGGCCGCTGTAGAGCTATTGACAACTGTACCAACCGCGCCGGATGCAGCTACGCCCGTTAAGGCTACCGATACAGAGACGCCCGCTGAGCCTACCGCGCCCGAGGCTGCGTCACCTGTAAGGATGGTCTCGCCATTGCCCCAAGTGCCTAAGCCCCAAGCGCCGACGCCCCATCCGGCCATGACCTACCCTTTAAGTGGTAGACAAGCGCAGCAATGCGGTTGTAGTGGTGTTCGATGGCATCGTCAACGTAAAAGTGCCAGCAGTAATAGTCTGCGAGCCAAACGTGTGAACAGACACAGCCTTGTTGGACTGAGTGCTGTTATAAATCAACACGGTATCAAATGCAGTCGTCAACGTCACGTTGGTATAAGTGATCGAAGCCGATGGAGTCCAGTACGCCACGCCCGCAGTAGATGAGCTGTTGGTTGAACTTGGAGGCGTTGCATTGGTTACGCTGACGCCGCCCGCCGTATAGTTTGTACCAGACACTTCGTTCGTTGCAGAGTACGCAGTGGTGCTTGCATTGAGAGTGGCCGTGGTCACATACAGAGCTGCTTTGAACGTATCAGCAGTGCCCGATCCGCGAGTGGGTGCAGTGCCAAAGTTATGGGTAGCTGTTAACAACTCGCCCATAAAGCTAGTGCACATACTTTGGGTGTTACTCATGGTGTTTCCTTAAAAAGAAGCTGCTTCAACGCCCGCAAATACAGGCATTTTTTTCAAAGTCACATGAGCAGAGCGGTGAACCAGCTCATCACCTTTCCAGTATTCTACCCAAGTGGTCAACTCATTGTCGTCTTCAAACGTGCCATCTTTGCGCTCCAGCAAAGAGTCATCCATGTCGCCGTAGGTGGTGGTAACAATCAATTTGAGCTCCTGATTAGCGCAGCCGTTGCAGTGTTGGCTGGCATCGTGATAAGAAATGTACCGTTTGAAGTTTTGTCCGCGCCAAAGTCCAGCACGGCTACAGACTTGTTGCTTTTGGAAGCGTTGTACAGCAGAGCACATCTGGCTGTTACGCTCGTAGACCAGCTCACATTGTTCCAGTTAACATAAGCTGTATAGCCATCGCTATTGATGGACACGCCCGTCATCACCTGACCGCCTGCTGTGTAGCCTGATGCCACGACTTCGTTGGCGCTTGAATAAGCCGTAGTGGCTGCGTTCAAATCTGCGGCAGCGGTATACAAGGCAATCTTGATCGTGTCGGTGGACAAGTCGTGAATGCCTTGATACAGCTCTTTTTTGAAGCTGGTGGTCTGGGTTTGGGCGATGGAGCTCATGAAACAGAAACCCTAACTTGCCCGTCACGATATGCATCGGCCCGCTGTTTTCCATCGCCCAAGTTCTTAAGCAGTGCCATGGCTTGCACGTACCGGTCTTGGTACAACTTGACCATATCAGGCTCACCTTTGATGTAGGTAATAGCCTCGCACATCGTGCCGTACAGCAAAGCGGAATCAAAGTTATTACCCAACCAGGTTGTACCTGCAGTCACGATTGATTCTGGGTAATAGTAGTAGTGCAGTTCTGCGCCGTACTGGGTATCAGGAGTTGGGCCCACGATAAACGACAACGAAGTACCAATTGTGCTTCCGGTAACTTGCGGACCAAAGATGGCGTAGTGCTTGGGCTTACCTGTCGTTGATGGATTTGGATATGCTTCACGCATGAAGTTCACATCTTTGTTCAACAGATACAAGTAGTCGCCACCAGCGATGGGGTAAATGGCCAAGGAGTAAGCCGACAAAAAGTCAGCAGGGCAAGCCAAATATTTATTGTTTGCCGTCAACGTGCCCGTTACGTTTTTACGCAACTCTGCCAACTGAACAGTGTTATAGATGCGCTGCTCAGCTTGCTGAATAAACGTGTTCATGTCTACCGTGGGAAACGTGTTCTCACAGTAATCACTCACCATCGTAACGAGATCGGTGTATGTCATGCCATTGGGCCTCTGGCCATCAAGCCTTTAGTTGCTGCGCCAGTACCGCGCACTTTAATGCCGCTGGTTTTCTCAGGCTCGTCACCAGCAGACTTGCTGATTGCGCCGATGCTCACATCGTACTGATCCAACTTGCTTTTGTTGGGGCGAGCAGCCAAAGCTGGAGCAGCTTCTTTGTAGCGGCCAGCATACGAGTCCGCAGGCTTATTGTCGCGGTTAGCACCAACCTTGACGGCAGGGCTATCTTTCTTAGTGGGTTTAACCATGGTGGCCATTATTTGCTCCCAGATTTTTGGTTCATTGCGCGAGCCAAGTTGCGACCCATTTTGCGCATATCCATGCCGGTGGGCCCACCTTTTTTCAGCTTCAAGGTCGTGCCTTTACCGCCTTTGTGCTCTTGAGCATCATGTTCTTTGAACGCTTTTTTAATCAAAGCAACATCTTGTTTTTTGTCTGCTTTTGCAGATTCCATCTTGGCCATTTCTAGCTCCTTAATTTACCGTTACTGTACCAACAAATGTCGTTGCCACCAAGTAGTTGGGCGTTAACGACGCATCAAAAAATTTACTGCCGCCTACAGGCAACCAGCCCCATTGAATATCCCGGGAGCCACCGGACAAGTTGCCAGACGAATTAACCCCCGATGTCACGTACGTCGTATCACGACGAGGGTTACGCAAAGCCTGGGGGTCATCCACAGGAAACGTACCCAGCATCAACTGCGGCTGATCCGGGTCCCAACATTCGTCACAAACCAGCAACTGATACTTGCGCTGCTTAATGATCTCAGTCTTGAGCTTCTTTAATTTGTACTGTTGGCCGCAGCGATCACACTCCGCAATCGCTATCTTGCCGGATGCGAAGCGGTTACCCATTACATACCCCCACCAATGAACATCTGGCGTGGGACGAACCGCACTGCTGCTTTTTCACGGTCTTCACCGGCAGCAATTTCAAAAGTCTCATCGTACATTTGTTTGAGCATCTGTACACGGTCCATCAGTTCGGGAGTTTTGACGGCAATGTGATACGCCAACCCGGCAGCCAAAGCAGGCAAGAAACGGAAATTCATATCTGCCGTCTCAACACCATTGCCCGCATCTTGAACACGGCGAAGTCTCCAGTATACAAACTGGTAAGGGGTTGAGTTATCAGGCGTTGGCCACACCGTCACGGCTGGAAGCTGGGGCACGAAAACCGCAGTACCGCTTGTATGCGACGTTGCAACCGAATTATTCTGTCCGCGGAATACGCCACCAAGCGTATTGCCGGTGATGTACGTGTAATAAATATCTTC